AAGAGTTTTAATTTAAAAGATTATTCTGAGGATGTTATACAAGAGCTGTATTTGAGATTATTAAAGTATTCAAGCGAAGAGAAAGTAATTAAAAAAGGAGTGGTCAGTAGAGGTTATATATATTTTTGCATTAGGGGTTTAGCTTACCAGTATCACAATACTAAGAACAGAGTAAGAAAAACATCTTTAGACGATACAGAAAACTACTTACAGATTCCTGATACTTCTAACATAGAGGAACATATAGCGTTTAACAAAATCTGTAAAATGATAGACAACCATATAGAGGGTTGGCATTGGTACGATAAAATACTTTTTGAAATGTATAGGGACTCAGGAAAAAGCATAAGAGGTATAGCTAACCAAAGTCATATAAGCATGGTAAGTATTTTTAACTCTCTAAAACATTTAAAGAAAGAAATTAAAAGCGAGTTCTCTGAGGACTACGAGGATTATATAAACGGTGATTTTGATAAGATATGAAAAAAGGATATAAGAAATTTAAAGAAAACCATAACAAAGCTAGTGAAGGCTTGGGCGATTCTGTCGCTAAAATTACCTCCGCTACTGGTATAAAAAAGATAGTAGAAAAAACCTTTGACGCTTTAGGAAAAGACTGCGGTTGTCAAAAAAGGCAAAGCGATTGGAATAAAAAGTATAGTTACAAAAAGCCTAAATGCTTTACAGAGGATGAGTACAACTTAATGAAAGCTGCTATTGAAACTAAAAAGAGTACATTTAACGAACAAGAGATAAAAATATATGCTGCAATATTCGAGAGGATATTTGAAAAGAAAGTACATTGTCAGCCTTGCTCATTTCGTAATGAAGTATGGAAACAACTAAAAAACGTTTACGAACTATATAACTAAAAACATGATAAAAAACAACAAAATTCAAAACTTAAAAGAAATAGAATACTACTCTAATTACAATCTAATAGGAGAACATATTATAAGACTTAAAAAAGAACATCCTAAAGAAAAAGTTTTTAAAGAGATGACAGATTGCTGGACCGAGATAGCTTTTTATGTTAACGAACTAATAAGCACCCAGCGTATTTATGAGCAGTCAATATCTGAATATAGAGCAGACAAGACTAGAGCTGTTTCAAGAGCTAGACTTTGTGAGGAGAAATACCAAAAGGCTGAGATACTACTAGAAAAATATAAAAAGGTTTACGGATGATAACACTACTTAACAACGAAAAGATAGAGGAGTCTGTACTTAAAGAGAAAATGGTAGACGATACTTACTACTATGGTCACCTAGGTAAGTACGCTTTAAGCTCGTCAGCTTGTACTAATCTACTTAAGAGTCCTAAGACCTACAGAAATATATCCAAGTACGGCTCTAAAGATACTCCAGCTCTTCTTATGGGTAGGATGGTCCATTGGGCAATATTAGAACCTGACAAGTTAGAGGCTATAAATGTAGTGGATGCAAGTACAAGAAATACCGTTAAATATAAAGAGGCAGTAGAAAAATACGGATATGAAAAAGTAATGTTACGAAAAGAGATGAGCGAAATAGAAAGACTAGCAGACGCTCTACTAAGAAACGAGGGAGTGTTACAAGCCTTATCAAACTCAGATTTTGAGGTTCCAGCGTGTGCTATGTTAGAAGATTTACCCTTTCGAGGAAAAGCGGATATTCTTAAAAAAGATTCAAGCTGTATAATAGATTTAAAAACAACAAGCTCTGATTTATCTACTTTTAACTTTTCAGCTAATAATTGGAACTACGATTTACAAGCCTATATCTATACAACTATGTTTAAGGCTAAAGATATAAAGTTTGTTGTAATAGATAAGAGAAGTACTGATATAGGTATCTTTGAAACTACAGAGGAGTTTTTAGAGAAAGGAAAAGAGAAGTTTGATAGAGCAATAAAAGAATATAAGTACTGGTTTTTAGAGGATAGAGACCTAGACCAATATGTATTCAGGGGTATATTATAATGACACTAAACAAAAAAGAAGAGTCGCTTATAAGAAATAGAAACTTAGTAAAACAAGTTGTCGACTTTACTGGAGTGCAAAACGGTAAACTTCACCCAAGCGACATAGACTTTGTTTTAGAGTTTGATAATAAAGTATTAATTTTGGGAGAGGTAAAACATAAATATACTAGAATACCAACTGGACAAAAGCTAATCTTAGAGAGGATTGTAGACAGCTGGGGTCAGGGAGGTATAGCTATAAAGGTAGAACATGAGTTTAATGATGAGAATATAAATATACCTCTTCATTTTTGTAGTGTTACTGCTCGATACTATAAAGGAGACTGGAAGTATTTTAAAGAGCCTATAATGATTATAGACTACCTAAATAAAATAGGAAGAGTTTTAGAGTGTGAAAAATGTAAATTTTAATGATGAGCTAACACCGCATGAAATATATTTACTAGCTTTAATAGATATTGTAAAAGGTACAAGTATAGCAGAGATAGAAAAAATACTAAAGCAATATGAGAAAAAAGAGCAGTATTTAATTTGTGCTGCAATACATAAAGCTATAAAAGTAGCAGACGAGAAAACAATAAAAGAAATAAAACAATTACTAGATGACGAATACAACGAATATAAAAGAAATAATAAATAAGTATTTCGAGCTAGACATATCTAAAAAGACTAGACAAAGGGAATACATAGAGGCGAGGTTTATATACTTTACACTTGTCAAGAAATATACTGGACTCAGTTTAGCAGCAATAGCGAAAACAACAAACCAAAACCATGCTACAGTATTACATGGTATAAAAACACTAAAGGACTTAATGCTACATGATAAGAGACTAAAGTTTAACTATAAGCTATTAGACAATAAAGTAGCAGACAACGACTCCGCAGTAAAAGACTTTGATTTTACAGAAGGATTAGTACAAAGATATTTAAGCCTAAAACAAACAAATGAGGAGCTAACTAAAACAATAAACGAGCTTACTGAAAAACTAGACATAACAAAAGAACAACTTAGGTTTTTTAAAGAGGGGTACTCCTACGAAAAAAGGTTACAAGGGAATAAGGTAATAACAAAAGATTAAAAATTTGATTGTATAATTGATTAATCAATCTTTTTCAATTATGGATAAAAGGATAAATAACGGTGGTAAAAGAGAGGGAGCAGGTCGTAAACCTAAGTCCGAAGAGATAAACTTAATAGAGAAGTTATCGCCTTTAGAACCGTTAGCACTTGCAGCCTTAGAGAAAGGAGTTAAAGAGGGAGACTTTAAATTTGTACAACTATACCTCAACTATTACCTAGGTAGACCAGTAGAGAATAAAAACATAAACGTAAACGAGGACGTACCGATATTTATGACCGAGTGATAGCTAAGATAACTCCAGCTTTTAAGAAACTACAAAAACTAGAATCGAGAATACGAATTGTAAGAGGAGGTTCTAGTGCTGGAAAAACAATAGCTATACTTTGCCTACTAATAAACAAAGCAATAGAAACAAAGGGTATTATAATATCTGTAGTAACTGCTACGGTCCCAGCTCTTAGACGAGGTGCTTTACAAGACTTTAGACAGATAATGAAATCTCTAAATAGGTTTGATGACAGCAAGTTTAATAAAACACTTTTACAATATACCTTTTCCAACGGTAGTTATATAGAGTTCTTTAGTACAGACGACAGCTCAAAACTAAGAGGTGCTAGGAGAAATATACTGTTTGTTAACGAGTGCAATACAGTTTCCTTTACAGCTTATCAGGAACTCTCTATAAGAACTTCAGGTGACATTTGGCTCGACTATAATCCAGTTACTAGGTTTTGGGTAGATAAGGAACTGGTTGGACAACCTGATACAGACTTTATAACCCTTACCTACAAAGATAACAATCAACTAAGCGAAAGCATAGTAAAAGAATTAGAGAAAGCTAGAGACAAGGCTAAGACCTCAGCTTACTGGTCCAACTGGGTTAGAGTTTATTTAGACGGTCTTACAGGGACTTTAGAGGGAGCGGTGATACCTAACTGGCAAGAGATAGATAACATACCCTTAGAGACGAGGTTACTGGGTTATGGCATGGATTTTGGATATTCAGTAGACCCTAGTACTTTAATTGCTTTATATAAATGGAATGAAGCCTTTATATTTGATGAGGTCCTTTACAAAACAGGTATGCTTAACAGAGACATAAGTAGATTCTTAACACAAAACAATATAACAGAAAACATAATAGCGGATAGTGCCGAACCTAAAAGTATAGCAGAATTACAAAGCTATGGACATTCTATCTATGGAGTTGCAAAAGGTAGAGACTCAGTAGTTTACGGATTAAACCTAATAAACCAAAACGAGATATATATAACATCTAGGAGCTTAAATCTAAAAAGAGAACTACAGGGGTATATATGGGCAAGGGATAAGGAGGGTAATCAAATACAGAAACCTACAGGAGAACATCCTGACTGTATAGATGCGATGAGGTATGTATTTACAGATACCCAGCAAGGCAATAGAGGAGAATATCATATTTGGTAAAATAAATAGAAAAAGATTTGGTATTTAATAAAATGTTTATATCTTTACAAAGTAAAACAATAACAACTAAAAACAAAAACAATGGAAAACACAAAAATAGAAATATACTATAGAACTGATAAACTTAAAGATATGTCCATAGAACAAATACAAGAAATAGAGGACAAACTTTGGGCAGCTTATAAACAAGCTGAGACAGCAAAGAAATATAAAAAGCTGTTTAAAGAAGAGCCTACTAATGTCGATTTACTTACTTCGATTATTAGTAAGGAGAATTTAGAGTAAAACAAATATTAACACTAGGAGATTTGTTAACTAAAAGTACCACTCAAACGAACAGACGTACTAAATATTTGAGAAAGTGGCGTTAACCTTAATAAGACCATAAAACGTATATTTATAGGACACTGTTACCTAGTGTTATTTTTATTAACCAAACTTTAATATATGAAAACGATTAACTATAAGTATGTAATTATGTACGCTCTTTTATTTAATACCTCTGCTTTAATGTGGATGTATGTAGCTGCATATAATTTGTTATATTTAGAGGAATTATTTTACTCTTTAATTGAAATATTTTGATATGATGACGGCTTGTTGGTACGAAAAGATATTCGTTGTACAAAAACCAGTACAAAGAGGCTACAGAAAAAAGGGTTACGATGTTACTCTCTACGTTGATTACAAAGGTCAAAATAAAATACATGGCAAAGAAACCTACAAACAAAATAGCAAAGAACTTGAAGATGCAATAAAAAAGGCTTATATTTATGCTTACAAGAAACTCATACTTGGTGAGTAGCTTTTTTTTTGTTTTGATTGAGATTATTTAGAATTGATTAAGAGGGACCTAGTTCCTCTTTTTCATTTTATACACTTTTTACCTTTTTTGATTGTATATATATGAAAGTAGAAATATATGTTCCTGAGGACCTAAGCGAAATAACACTAGGTCAATACCAAAAGTTTGAAAAACTAAATACAGAGGAAAACAAAGACTCAGCTTTTTTATTACAAAAAATGGTTGAGATATTCTGTAAGCTAAACCTCCAAGACGTTTTACAAATTAAGGTTAGAAGTCTTAACGGTATAGTATCTCACCTTAACGAGATATTTGAAAAAGAATATAAGCTGGTAGAGACCTTTACTTTAGAAGGTGTTAAGTATGGTTTCTGTCCTATGCTAGACGATATGACACTAGGAGAGTACATAGACCTAGATAACACTTTAGGAGAATGGCAAGAGATGCATAAAGCCATGAGTATTTTATATAGACCTATTACTTTCCAAAGAAATAATAAATACCAAATAGAAGAGTATAAAGGAGTAGACAATGCAGAGGTATTTAAGAATATGCCGCTGGACGTTGCTTTTGGTTCTATGGTTTTTTTTTGGAATTTAAAAAACGAATTGTTGACCAATATCCTGAGCTTTTTACACATGGAGAGCAAAGGCAATCTGACACCTCAGCAACTGGAGGCTTTGGAGCAAAGTGGGGTTGGTATCAGTCAATCTATGGACTTGCTCAAGGCGATGTTACCAAATTTGATAAGATTACCGAATTAAACGTACACAAATGTCTAATGTATTTAGCTTTTGAAAAAGATAAGATAGAATTAGAAACTAAACTAATAAAGAAAAAATGAAAGGTTTTTACAACGTAACTCAGCAATTAAAAACAGCTTTAGCAGCGGAACCGTTTTGTAATACCGTCAGCTTTGGAAACATAGACGATATAGATTTAAAGAAACAAACGATATTCCCTTTAAGTCATATCATAGTAAACAACGCTACAATAGGGACCAATACAATCCTATTTAACATTTCTATTTTATCTATGGACATTGTAGATATTAGTAAGGAGGAGGTAACAGATGTATTCGTAGGAAACGACAACGAGCAAGACGTACTAAATACTCAACTAGCTTTACAGTCAAGAGTATTAAACCAGCTGCAAAGAGGAGAGCTATATACTAACCTCTACCAAATAGAAGGCGATATAAGTTGCGAACCTTTTGTAGATAGATTTGAAAACAAGTTAGCAGGTTGGGCAGCAACCTTTGACGTATTAGTACAAAATGATATGACGGTATGCAGCTAGAAAACTTAAATAACGAATTAAGGAAGTTTGGAAAGTTTGTAATACAACAAGCTAGAACTAGACTAACAAAAAATAAATCTAAAACAGGTAAGGGTACTACAAGCTCCAAGGGACAACTTTATAAAAGTCTTGAGTATGTTTTAGAAGAGGATAAAGGTCGTTTGTTTTTTGAGATGGAAGATTACGGTATGTATCAGGATAGAGGAGTAAGTGGAACAAAGAAAAAGTATAAGACTCCTTTTAGTTATACATCAAAAGGACCTCCAACAAAAGCCTTAGCTGACTGGGCGTTTAAAAAAAGACTACTAAGAGATGAGCAAGGTAAGTTTACAAAAGGCAGTTATACTTCTCTTGGTTTTATTATAGCTAGAAGTATTAAAGAAAAAGGATTAAAACCTAGTTTATTCTTTACAAAACCTTTTGAACAAGCCTTTAAAAAACTTCCTTTAGAGTTAGTCGAAGCATTTGGAGACGATATTAATAATACATTTAAAGACTCATGAGTACATATACTAAAATAAACGTAAGGTCACCTTTTTTCTTACACTTAACCGAACCAGCGGACCCTCTTCCTGAGTACGATTGTACAGTAGCAGGATTAACAGGATTTGCAGTAGATAACCAAGGGGTAATAACTCTACCTACTCCAGCTGTAGGAGCTATTCTAAGTTATACAAGCTCAGACGGTGATTTTGCAAATAACAAGTTTGCAGTAGAAAATAGTGATACTTCTAGGACTATATCGGTAACTCTATCTATACCTCCTAACTTATTCTCTAATAGTAGTGATGCTACCTTTGTATGTACAGCTACAGCAACTCAAGCTGGTACTGGAGCTGGTGGAGGTACAGCTGTAATAGCACCTTGTACTGGAGGACCTAGTACCTCAGGCTCAATAGGCGCACAAACTTTAACTCTTGGAGGCTCTAGCGTTGACGTAGATTTAGCTGGATTTTTTACAAGCGAAACAACTTACTCATTTTCTAATCCTAATCCAAACTTAGTAGACGTAGCAATCTCAGGAAGTGTTTTAACATTATCACCTACAACCCAAGCTGGTACGACTGTAGTTTATGGTATTGGTAGAGATAATAGTTACCCTACAACCTGTCAGGCTACTCAATCTATAAGCGTAACTGTAAACGCAGGGGTTGCTTATGCTTGTACTTTAAATGGAGTAAACGTAATACAGGGAGGTTCTATAAGTCAGGCAGGAGTGATAACAAATCCTACAACGGTCCCAGTAGCAGCAATAACAGCTATAAAAGATTCAGGAGGAAGCGTAATAACTAGCGTAAGTGCAAATAGTACAGGAAGTGTTAAGGACGTACCATTGACTTTTGTCTTAACAGCACCAGCACAATTTACTAACGCAGGAGCCTCAGTAGAGTGTGACTTAACATTAAAACAAGCTGCCTCTAGTTTAAAGCCTTGGAATTGTGATATAGCAAACCTTACTGGACAGTCAATAGCTCAGGATGGCTCTATCTCTCTTGGTACTGCTACTAATGGAACTGTAAAGAGTTTTACTCCTCCAAATCCAGTTTTCTCAAGTTCAGTAACTACAGATACTCCTAGAACTGTAGTATTTCAAGTATTAATACCTAGTGGTTTCGTAGGTGAGGGTACTACTGTAGACTGTACAAAAGACAATTTAACTCAACCAGCTGGGACTAATGTTTGCGGAAGTAATACTAAGTTTATTACTAAAGGAAAACAAAACATCCAAGACGACAATCCTAACCAGTCCGACTTCTGTTCGTTAGCTTTTGCAGCCGATGCAATAACAGAAGTGACATCTACTAAGAGTTCACTAATGGACCCTAATGCTAGGATATGTAAAGGCGGAACACCTTTTGACGGTAAGAATTTATATTACGGAATAGCTAATGTAAGTACTGATAGATACGCAGGTCCAAATGGAGGGTTCTTTAATTGGGTAAGAATAGACTCAGACGGAATAGTAACCGAGGCAGGTTCTAAGTCTTGTCCTCAAGTTGGTGGAGCAGGTGGAGTAAATGTAGTTTAATAAATAGATATGGCATTAAAAAGAATAGAATTAAGTTTGTTTATATGGGACGGTGTGATAGGTGATAGACCTAACCTGCCGCAATATTCAATAACAAAAAGTGTAATAACAGGGCAGTCAAACATAACTATAGAAATAGCAGAGCTTGTAAGAGACTATTTTACAATCTCATTTAACGATGACTATCGCTCTATAGCAAGATATGTACAAACCGTAGTAAACTCTTTTGACGATGCGGACGAGCCTTACGATGCAAACCCAATAGTAACTACCTATGTAGCCTTAGACGGATATGGGTACTTCGAGGAGGGGACAAATCCTGAGCTTAGTAGACACGCTTTGTTTAGTTCTAACAATATATACCTGCCTGAAAATACTACAGGTAAGTTTCCAATCTTTGCAGAGGGAGTAGGTAAGGTTATAATAGACTCAACTACAACTCAAATAACAGACGGTGGAAGTACAGGAGCAGACAATACAACCTCTCCAGCTGGATTTGCGTCAAACCCAAAAGTCCAGTATATAACGATTCCAGCAAACAGCTCAACAATACAGATATTTGATACAGATGACACTACGGTAAAAAAGACAGTAACAGTTACAAACGTATGCGAACCAAAATATACTCCAATAAAATCCGTTTTTGTAAACAAGTTTGGAGCTTTTGAGAATTTCTACTTTTTCAAAACATCTAAAGAAAATACAAACGTAACGGATGAGTTATTTAAAAGAAACATAATAACAAATACTAGCTCTACTTATAATACCTATGATAATCAAAGACAAAGAATAAACGTAAACGCTCAAACGTCTTTGACTCTAAGTACAGGTTTTATAAAAGAAGAGATGAATCAAACTATAGAGGAACTTCTTTATAGTGAAAACGTTTATTTAATTTATGAAAGTAAAACTCTAGCAGTAGTACCTAAGACAAAAAACTTAGAATATAGAACCTCCTTAAACGACAAGCTCGTAAACTATACAATACAGTTCGACTTTGCGTTTGATAGGATTAACAATGTTAGATAATGGTCCAACTACAGGTTTTTTTTGATAATCAGGAAGTAGAGTTATTTAAGGATGAGAGTATTGTACTTACTCAGTCAATACAAGACATTAAAGATATACAGAAAGTCTTTATACCTTTTACTCAGACCTTTAACGTACCAGCGTCAAGAAACAACAATAAGATATTTAACCATTTCTATAACTTCAATATACTAGGCTTTGATGCAAGAAAGAAAACAGATGCTGAGCTATACTTAAATTATAAGTTATTTAAAAAAGGTAAAATAAAACTAGAAGGGGTACAGCTTAAAAACAACGAACCACATACTTACAAACTAACCTTTTTCGGTAATACAGTAAACCTAAAGGACCTACTTGGAGAAACCAAACTAAACTCTCTTATAGGATTACAGAAATACAAGTTTACTTACGATAGCACTAATATAGGAACCTTAATGACTAGCGGCTTAGATTTTGTAGGCTTAGACGGCACTATAGAGGACGCTCTTATAATTCCTTTGATAACTCATACAGCTAGACTTACCTTTGATAGTAACGCCGCAGTAACAAATACTGATACTATCAAAAACATCAATACAAGTGCTGGGACCTCTACAAGCTATGGAGTACCATTATCTGAGTTTAAACCTGCTATAAGACTCTACTCTATTATAAAAGCAATAGAGTCAGAGCCAAGCTATAATATAAAGTTTAGTACAGACTTTTTTAGTAGAACTAATAAGCCGTTTTTTGGGTTATATATGTGGCTACATAATAAAGAGGGAGCTTTACTAGACAACCAGTCAGCACAAAGTCAGGTTTTAAACTTTACACCTCAAACTGGTCAAGTAGACAAAGCTGGTATATTTGGAGGTTTTGGAAACAAAAGTTTTGAGTCTAGGGTAGATGAAATTTTAAAATCTGATAAATATAGTGCAAGTAAAATAAAACAAATATCTAGACACTTGACCGTTGAGGTAACTCCCTCAGGTAGTGACCCTTATAATTTAGTAATAAAAAAAGACGGTGAAGAGTTCCAGCGTTTTGAGAACTTAACAGGCACTACAGAAAATGGACAAAGCGGAAACGTAAAGCTGAAAAACGGTATTGAAATTCAAGACGGCGTTTATACCTTTTATATAGAATCAGAAGCCGCTCAAAACTTTACTTTTGTTGTAGGTACTAGAGTAAAGTCTACTAGAAGATTAAGTCCCCATGAGTTTTATCTTACAGGTACTACTTCAATAGGTGTTAGTAAGGAGCTTTCAGCTGTAGACCTAATGCCTGACATGAAAGTAATAGACTTTCTAACAGCGTTATTTAAGTTGTATAATCTTACAGCTTTTGAGGACGATAATGGTATAGTACAAGTAAAGACCTTAGATGACTTTTACGCTAGTAGCACTACAGCTCATGATATAACTGAGTATGTAGATAAGACAGAAACTGTTACTGATAGCGTTTTACCTTTCCATGAGGTAGACTTTAGATTTGAAGGAACTGGTAGCTTTCTAGCTAATAACCATAAACAGTTAGCAGCTCACGAATGGGGAGCTTTATATGAGAGAGACAAAACGCAAACAGGCGGAACTACTTACGATATTAATATACCTTTTGAACATTTCAAATATGA